ACTACTTGGCTACTTTGTTTACATCTGATACTTTGTATGGTGTGAAAGCACTTCGTGCAGCCGCTACAACTGGTGCAGCTTTGTCTTCTAGCGCATTTGCGTTAGCAGTTCCAGCCTAATAGTTGCCCTTTCCCCTCGCCTTAATCGGTGGGGGGATTTTTTACATCAAGGAGATTTATTATGGCAACCGCATCCGCAGTGGTATCTCGCAGAGGAACTGATCAATTCCGTGGACTTTTTAGCGATACATGGGCAGTAGTTTGCACATTGAACGCTGGTTCATTGGTTGATGGTGCTGGCGAAACAGACGATGTAACAGTACCAGGCGTAGCCCTTGGCGACATGGTTATTGGCACATCTTTGGCAGTTGACTTGGTTGGTTTGACAGTAACAGGTTATGTTTCTGCCGCCAATACAGTTAAATTCCGCATTCAGAACGAGTCTGGATCAACTGTTGACTTAGCTTCAGCAACAATGGATATTGTTATTGTTCGCATGGTCTAATCTAAAAGGGGGCTAATACCCCCCTTTTTTTGGAGTTTTTTATGGCTACTTTTCGTTGTTTACAGTCTGGTACTCTAATAACTTTCACGTATCAGCACGATATTGATAGCATGAAAGGTCATCAAGGATACGTTCTTGTTGAGGAAACTCCAAAGAAAGACGAAGATAAACCTAAGGTTGGAAGACCAAAAAAAGAGGTTTCAAATGTCGGAAATTGATCCAAGAGAATTTGGTAAGCTAGAAGCTCAAGTTGAGGCTCTTCAAGCAGAAGTCCATGCACTTCGCCAAGATATAAAAACCCTTTTAGAGATGGCAAACAAATCTAAGGGTGGCTTTTTCGTAGGAATGGCTATCGCCTCTGTTGTTGGCGGTATCATTTCTTTCATTGCAACCAAGCTAGTTCGATAAGGATTTATATGCCACAAGTTGGAAACAAGAAATTCCCATACACAGAAAAAGGCGAGAAAGAAGCCAAAGAGTATGGCAAGAAGAAATCTATGCCCGTTACTGTAATGATTGCTATTGGTAAGCCTAAAGCTATGCCTACCCGTGGTGGTCGTACTGCTACCAATATGATGAAAAAGTCTGGACGAGGTAAATAATGTCTTCTTTAACTGCTCCCGTTACGCTTCTTAGCTCTGTTACTGCTACAGGTGCTTCTGTAGCTGTTCAGGTAGATGCTGGTATGCCAGCAATTCTGCACGTTACAGGTATCACAACTGCTACTGTTGCCCTTCAAGGTAGTCTTGATGGCACAACATTTAGCACTGTTGGCACTGCTTTAACGGCTGATGGCTTTGTTACTTTGGCTAATGCTCCTAAATATTTGAGAGCCAATTGCACAGCGTATACATCTGGAACAATCATCGCAAAGATATTGTACTGATATGAAAACTAAAGCCCAAAAGAAGATCAGCAAGGTAATGACTGAGTTTGGTAAGGGCAAGTTGACTACCAATAAAAAGGTCGTAACTAACCCAAAACAGGCTGTAGCTATTGCTTTATCCGAAGCGGGTATGTCTAAACCAAAGGGTAAGAAATGACCTTAAAATCGCATCAAAACCCCAAAGGGGGCTTGAATGCTAAAGGCAGAGCATCGTATAATGCAGAAACTGGTGGGAATCTAAAACCACCCGTCAAATCGGGAGACAACCCTCGCAGGGCATCCTTTCTAGCACGAATGGGCGGCAATTCTGGCCCTGAGATGAAAGATGGAAAGCCTACCCGACTTTTACTTTCTCTTAGAGCTTGGGGCGCAACGTCCAAGGAAGACGCTAAAGCTAAAGCTAAAGCGATCTCTAAGAGGAATAGTAAATGAGGCCAACCTCAGTCGGAATTAGCCCTACAGCCAATACGCTGACAACTGTTTATACAGTTCCTACGGGTTATTACGCCAAGTTTACTGTGATGTACATTCACAATACTGGTGGCTCGACTAAGCACATTACTGTTCAATGGTATGACGCAAGTGCTGCTACTACCTTGGATATTCTTACGTCTTACAATTTAACTTCTAAAGAATACCTTCAGTTTGATGGTGTTGCTTACATTGTTTTAGAAGAAGGCGATAGGCTTCAACTTACTACTGAGGCGGGTAGTACCTTCAGTTTTATTGCAACATTTGAGGTTCAGGGAGCACAACGAACATGACCTACTTAGAACTTGTTAACGATGTGTTAGTTCGCTTGCGTGAAAGCACAGTATCTACTGTTGGCGAAACAACCTATTCTTCTTTGATTGGCAAGTTTGTCAATGATGCCAAACGTCAGATTGAAGATTCCTATAATTGGAATGTGCTGTCTCAGACAATTACAGTTACTACTGTATCTGCTACAAGTTCTTACTCTTTGACAGGTGCGGGTCAAAAGTTCCGCATCAATGACGCTATCAACACTACAAGTGTTATTACTTTAGATAACACCACTGTTGCGGACATGAACCGCAAGCTCAACTTTGGTACACCTTCACAATCTATTCCTTCAGAGTTTTGCTTTAGTGGTGTAGATGGCAGTGGCGATACAAAGGTTGACTTGTTTCCCGTTCCTGATGGTGTCTATACACTGAAGTTTGATCTAACCATCCCACAGGCTAATCTGTCTGCTGATGGCACTTCAGTCAAGGTTTTGGACTATTTGGTGACTCAAAGTGCCTATGCCCGTGGTCTAATCGAGCGTGGTGAAGATGGTGGCACTGCCTCTTCTGAAGCCTATGCCTTGTTTAGAGGGATGCTTTCTGACGCTATCGCATTGGAGTCCACTCGTTATCCTGAAGACAACTTTGTGGCGGTCTAATGGCAGCACAACTCCAAAGTTACAGTCTCTCAGCACCAGGCTTTTATGGCCTGAATACTGAAGATTCTCCCCTTGATTTAGGGGCTGGCTTTGCTTTGGTTGCGACTAACTGCATCTTGGATCAGTATGGTCGTATTGGTGCTAGAAAAGGTTGGTCAAGGGTTAATCCCTCCTCTGGCAATTTAGGTGCTAACGATGTTGGTGTCATCCATGAGTTAGTCCAGACTGACGGAACTCTTACTGTTCTATTTGCTGGCAACAACAAGATATTCAAACTTGGTACTTCTAATGCGGTGACTGAGTTGACCTATGGTGGTGGCGGTACTGCTCCTACTATTACTGCATCTAACTGGCAATGTGCAACTCTTAATGGGATTGCATACTTCTTCCAAACAGGGCATGACCCTTTGATTTATGACCCCGCTGTCAGTATTACTACCTTCAGAAGAGTCTCGGAGAAGTCTGGTTATGTAGGAACAGTTCCTTTAGCAAACATTGCTATCTCAGCATTTGGTCGTTTGTGGGTAGCTAATACATCTTCAGACAAAGTAACAGTTACCTTCTCTGATCTGATTGCGGGTCATGTATGGTCTGGTGGTACTTCAGGAAATTTAGATGTTTCCCGTGTATGGCCTAATGGTGCAGATGAAGTCATGGGCTTGGCAGCTCACAATGATTTCTTGTTTATCTTTGGTAAACGACAGATTCTTGTGTATTCTGGTGCTTCTACCCCCGCATCCTTGGTTCTGAGCGACACAATTGGCTCTATTGGCTGTATTGCTAGAGATACGATTCAAAGCGTTGGTTCTGATGTGATTTTCTTGTCAGACTCAGGTGTTCGTTCACTGATGAGGACAATTCAAGAGAAGTCTGCTCCTCTGAGAGACTTGTCTAAGAATGTTCGTTTTGACCTAAATTCATCATTGGCAGGTGAAACATTGGCTAACTTGAAGTCTGTTTATTCAGAAAAAGAAGCCTTTTATCTGCTTGTTTTACCCGCTACATTCCAAGTTTACTGCTTCGATACCAAGCAATCTTTGCAAGATGGGGCATCTAGGGTCACTAAGTGGGACTCTATTGCACCAACATCCTTGCGGTCACTCAGAAATGGTGATTTGTACATTGGCAAGAATGGGTATATCGGTAAATACACGGGTTACTTAGATGACACATCCACTTACCGATTTGCCTATTACACCAACAATGCTGACCTTGGAAATCCTAATCAGATTTCTGTTTTAAAGACTATTTCAGCCATTGTTATTGGTGGCTCAAATCAGTTCTTAACAATCAATTGGGGCTTTGATTATTCTGGTGCTTATCAAGCTCAAAATATCTATATTCCTACGCAAGTAAGTTATGAGTATGGTACTGCTGAATATGGAACTGCTGAATACACAAGTGGCATCCCAATTAAGACATTGAGAGCAAACGCATCTGGTGCGGGTAAAATTGTCCAGACAGGTTATGAGACAACGATTAACGGCACACAGTTATCCCTTCAAAAGATTGAAATTCAAGCCAAAGATGGCAAAATGGCATAAGAGGTAAACCATGAGTAACTACACCAAAACAGTAAACTTTGCGACTAAAGACAACTTATCACCTGGCAATCCCTTAAAGATTGTCAAAGGTACTGAGATTGACACTGAGTACAACAACATTGCTACTGCTGTTGCAACTAAGACGGATGGTGCGGCTTCTAGCACCGATAACGCTATTGCTAGGTTTGATTCAACCACAGGTAAGATCATTCAAAACAGTGCAGTCACAATTGACGATACAACTGGTGACATTGTTGGTACTGCAACACAAGGCGTTTTTAATACTGTATCTACAACTGTAAACGCATTTGGTGCGGCTACTACTTTGAATCTTGGTGCGGCTACAGGTACTGCCACAGTTGCTAACACTACTCTAGCGGCTAAAGCAATTACAGCAAGTACCACATTAGCGGTAACAGGCACTTCAACTTTGACAGGTGCTGTCACGGCAACAGCGGGTGTTACTGGCCCGATTACATCTTCTAGCGTGGCAATCACGGGTGGCTCAATTACTGGCATTACCGATCTAGCAGTTGCTGATGGCGGTACAGGTGCTTCTACTGCCGCAGGTGGTCTGAATAACCTTTTGCCTAGCCAAACAGGTAATGCAAATAAGTATCTTCAGACTGATGGCACAAACGCTACATGGGATGCAGTAAGTCTTTCTACTGCTGACATTACTGGCACTCTGCCTGTTGCAAATGGTGGTACTGGTGTAACTTCTTCTACTGGTACAGGCAATGTAGTGTTGTCAAACAGTCCTACTTTGGTGACTCCCGCATTGGGAACACCTGCTTCTGGTACGGCAACTAACCTAACAGGACTGCCAATCTCAACTGGCGTAAGTGGTTTGGGTAGTGGTGTAGCTACTTTCTTGGGTACTCCATCATCTGCCAATCTAGCTTCTGCCGTAACAGACGAAACTGGTTCAGGTGCTTTGGTGTTTGCCAATAGCCCAACTTTGGTGACTCCTGCTCTTGGTACTCCATCTGCTTTGGTTGGCACAAACATCACAGGCACTGCCTCTGGTTTGACAGCAGGTAATGTCACCACTAACGCTAACTTAACAGGTGCAGTCACTTCTGTTGGCAATGCAACATCTTTAGGTTCATTTAGCTCCTCCAATCTTGCAGGTGCTTTGACAGATGAAACAGGTTCGGGTTCAGCAGTATTTGCTACTTCACCTACTTTGGTGACTCCTATCTTGGGAACACCAACAAGTGCCACATTGACCAATGCAACTGGATTGCCCTTGTCTACTGGCGTAACAGGTCAACTCCCTGTTGCTAATGGTGGTACAGGAACAGCAACCCCTAGCATTGTTGCAGGGACAAACGTAACTGTTACAGGCACATGGCCTAATCAAACCATTGCGGCAGCTAGTGGTGGTTCTGGAACTGTAACAAGTGTTGATGTAAGTGGCGGCACAACTGGTTTAACTACTTCTGGTGGGCCAGTTACATCGTCAGGAACAGTAACCTTGGCTGGTACTCTAGCAGTAGCTAATGGTGGTACTGGTCAAACATCCTACACAGATGGTCAACTGTTAATTGGTAACAGCACAGGCAATACGCTGACCAAGGCGACATTGACTGCGGGTTCTGGCATAACGATTACAAATGGAAGTGGTGCAATCACGATTGCTTCTTCAGGCGGTGCTTCTGCCGCTACGCCTACTGCATTGGGTACTGTGTATGGAAGTCAAACGTCAGGTGGTGGAACACCATTTTTAACTGCGCTTGGATACAATGCCGCTGTTTCAAACACTGGTGCTAGTAATGTTGCCATTGGTACTGATGCTCTTTATTCAAACACTTCAGGCACTCAAAAAACTGCCGTAGGTTATCAAGCGGGATATAGCGGAACAAGCACAAATGGCGGCTTGACTGCAATTGGTTATCAAGCGGGATACAGCGATGTAAACCCCTATGCCGCATTTGATGCTAATACTTATATAGGTTATAGGGCGGGATACAACTCAACAACACCTAATGCTCAAACCTTTATAGGGGTTGGTGCTGGATTTACCAAATCAGGTACTGGCGGTCTTTGCACTTTGGTAGGAAGTAATGCGGGATATGCTCTCACGACAGGCACAGGGAATACTTGCCTAGGTTATGGGGCAATGATTAACGCTACAACTATTGCGTATTCTGTTGCCATTGGCGATAGGTGCATGGGAGTAGGCGTAGCAACTGGGTCTTACAATGTTGGCGTGGGTCAGGTAGCATTAAACGCATTGAGTTCAGGGAGTGAAAATACTGGCGTTGGTTTTCAAGCATTAAATGGAACCACAACTGGCAGTAATAATACCTCCATTGGGTCAACCGCAGGCTACGCAGTCACAACTGGGGCTAATAACACATTTCTTGGAAAAAACGCAGGTCAAGCTGTAACCACAGGCGGTTCTAATGTATTTATTGGAAGTGGTATTGCTTCTCAAGTTACTACGGGAAACTCTAATGTTTATATAGGTGTTCCTGATGCTTCTGGGTCAGCGCCATCCTATGAGATTGTTATTGGCTCTGGTACTGGAAAAGGCTCTACTACTGCATTTTTAAATCCTGGAAATGGTAATGTTTATAACGGTGCTAACACAACCACATGGGCTACCACATCAGACCAACGCCTAAAGAAAAACATCGTTGACAATACAGTTGGCTTAAGTGCAATCAACTCTATTCGTGTACGCAACTTTGAGTATCGCTTACCAGAAGAAGTTACAGAATTACCACAAGACCAAGCAATTAAGAAAACTGGTATTCAACTTGGCGTTATTGCTCAAGAACTAAAAGCAGTTTTGCCTGAGTGCGTAAAAACTGAATCTACAGGCGTTATGACTGTAGATGCAGATAACCTGACTTGGTACATGATAAATGCCATCAAGGAACTCAAAGCAGAATTTGACGCATACAAAGCAACTCACCCATAAGGACTAACATGATTGATACACAAACACCAGAACAAATTGCCAAGCACTATTCTGCCGCAATGGATAGCGTAAACCTAATAAATGGTGGTAAACCCGCACAGATGACTGATGCTGAATGGGCAGATTGCCTATCACGCAACAAAGAACATTTAAAAATCATGTTGGCAAAAACTTATTGGACAAATGAGAATCTTGCACCATTGCAAGTTGCCTCCGAATAAAAGGAAAATATCATGGCCGTAACGAATCAGCAAATTATAGATTTCTTGCTTACTAATCCAGGCATGAGTGATGCCGATATCGTCAAGGCTATGGAAACGTATGGAGTCTCTCCT